TAGAATGAGTTCTGAGCGTGAAAGACAACTCGCTTCTGGCTGTCGATCGGCTTCAGTCGGTCTTGCAGCGCCGGCGAGGTGCGCGCCATCGCCGCGGCTTCCCGGTAGATGATGCCCGCCTGGTCCCGAGTGTGAGCGACCCCGTAGACTTCACCGCGCGCACCGCTGGTCATCAGGAAGTAATTGGCGAGCCCCGCCGCAATGGTGCTCTTCCCCTGCTTCTTGGCAACGAAGATGTCACCCTTTGAGTATCGGCGCCGGTCGTCTGGCCGCTTCCATCCAAACAGCGGCCGCAGAACCTCATCACGCTGCCACGGCAAGAGGGTGAACGAGTTGCCAGCATGTTCGCCCATCGTGTGAGATAGGTAACGCTCGAAAAACGTGCAAACGTGGTCGGCCGCATTGGGGTCGAACCAGTAGCCAGCCTCGTACGCACGCTCGTCGCTCACCGTCCGAATCATCGGTTCGGTGTCGCGCTGCTGTTTCGGCGTTAGGCTGCGTTTTATCATGTTTTTCGCCTAGGGGACAATTTGTCCCTTAGGTCAAACCACCTTGAGGAAGTCGCCCAAATCGTCCGTCTTTTTCTGCTCTTGAATCGCCAACTTGGCTCGCGCGACAGGCGTCAGGCCAAACTCGATTGCGAACTTCCGCCAGCATTCGCTATACGTTGAAACCGCCAATCGAGCGTCTTTGTCTATTGGGTCTCTCTCAGCCACGGACATCGCTGCTTGCCACAACGCCCAATACCGACACATTTGCTCGAGGGCATGAGAGTCGACTCGCTTCGCAATGCCCCATCCATCAATCTCACTCGTGACCTTGACCCAGTGCTCAGTCGCGATTTCGTTCAACACGGCGGGCAACTCAGGCAAACCATCAGCCGGCACCTCTGGCGGGATTTCACGGCGGGCACGGTTGCCCTCTAACGTCTTGATTTGCTGTGGTTTAGGTGGTCGACCTACCATGTCGGCCTCGTTTCGCGAAAAAAGTTAGAGAGTCTGGGACGGTCTTCGGTAGTCGTCGGCCCCCAGAATCCGATGGCCCCCCGGTCGCGTCCCATTTTGAGACAGCCTCACCGGCCGCTCGCTGTCTTCCTATCGTGGTGTCGCTTACAAAGCCCCTGCCAGTTTGATCGTGCCCAAAACAGCATCTTGTCGCCTCTGTGTGGCTCGATGTGATCAACTACCGTCGCCGCTGTCGTCTTGCCTTCGTTCAAGCATGCTTGGCACAGTGGGTTGTCTCTCAGGTAGAGGTGTCGTGCCTTCCGCCAATCCGCGTTGTATCCTCGCTGGTGTGCTGTCCCTCGTCGTGAGTCGTATCCGTTCCGCTTGCCACATCGGTCGCAGTTGCCGTTTCGTTTGATGCCGCCACATGGGCAGGCTGTTGGTGGTCGGCTAGGCATCGTTAGTCCCATCGCACTTCAACAACTGGCCCCGCTGCCTTATTCGCTTCACCACTGACCGTGTAGCCACTTTGCCGCAACCAAGCCGCAACAACACTGCGCCGACGGACAGGCACATCAATAAACACGCTGGATGTGCCGCTGTGAGCCGCTGATTTGATTTGCTTGGCGATGGTGACCTTGAATCCCTCCACCTCGCCGCTATTGTCCGAGGCGATTCTCTTTGCCTCTTCTGCCATCATGAGTGCCATATCTTCACCTCACCGAATGTCTAACACGTAGTCGTCAACGAACGTCTGCGCTACCGTCGCGTCCGTCGAGACAGTTACCCGAATGGTGTATGTACCAAGCAGCCCCGAGCCAGCAACCACCTTGAATTGAACCGCTGCGCCCGCAGCCACCGTCGCGCCGAGTATCGTCAAACTGCCTGTACTAACGACCTTGTTGCTTAGCGTCAGGTCGTTGGTGGTCACCTCAACGATCGTTGGCGTGCCGGTTAAGAGCTCGCCGCTGTCGAGCTTATCCGTGTAGTCAATGGCGACGTTTCGCGTTCCGCCTGCTGACATCTCGCCCCGCTGGCTCGCAATGGTTGGCATTAGTCTTCCCCTCGCGTGTAGTGCAATCGTCCACCCGCTGCGATTGCGTGCGTTGGTTCGCCCGCTGTCTTCGCGTGTAATCGCTCGCCGCCTGCAATTGCGTGCATGCTTTCGCCATTGGCTATGGCGTGTAGCCTTCCGCCGACACGAAACTCCGTACCTTCACTACTGCCAATGCTGGCACCAGTGCCACGCCACGATCCCGCGCCAAACGTAACCGGCAGGAAGGTTCCAGATTCGAATGTGTCTTTGACCGCTGCCATTAGTAGGTGACTCCCGATCGATTACCCGATCCGTCCACCGTTACGGTCGCTCGCGTCGTCACACCATCGATTCCCAAGAACACTTCCGTACCTGTCCCAGCCCCACTTATCTTGCCAGCGACAACAGCGGCGATGATTTGCATCGCTGCCGGGATGGTCTTGCCATCCACGAGGGTATCTACATTGATCACATCCAAGACCTGAGCATTCACGTCAGCAGCACTTATGTTATTGAGACCGGCGAGCGTGGCCGGCAACGTTGTTGCGGTGTCAACGAGAATCGCGTCAACGTTGGTATCAATCGTTGCGAGCGTCGCTGGAAGCGTTGCACCCGTATCGACCAAAACAGCGTCTACGTTGCCGTCTATCGTCGCCAGTGTTGCTGGTAGCGTCGTACCCGTGTCAATCAACGTGGCTGCTGTGTCGACTTTCACTGCGGCAACATCGGCGGCCATGCTCGCACCCGCTGGTGCTCCAAGCCTTGCATAACTGTCGCCGGTCTGAACAGTGTTTCCGGTGTACGTCGTTATCGTGTTGGCAAGGTTGACTACATCCAAAACGCCGGCCGTTGTGTTCAGCGCCGTTCCATCACTGACGATGTCAGTCGCCACTAGCGTTGAGAACCCGGTAGCAGTAATCCAGGCAGCATCACCCCTATCCCGTAACGCCTCAAGCGACTCAGTCGTTGCCGCGTAGTTACCCGCTCCACTTCCCTCATTGGCGTTGATCAGCGTCAGGATGGCAGCACGATCCGTTGTGATAGCCGCATCAGACCGAAGCGAAACCTGGAAGAATCCCTCCATCGTGTCAGCCAGCGCGGCCGAGTCAGTTCCGCGCATATCCGTGTTCGTGGTCGTCGTTGCCACGGTTGTGACATTAGCCACTGTGTCTGCGGCTGGGTCGAAGTAGTTGGCAGCAACAAGCGTCCTGGCTTCCATTTCAGCGTTGGTTGGCGGGTCATAGTCGGTCAATGCCGTGTCTGCCTCGGCGTTGACCTCCGCTTTCATTGCGGTACTCATGCCGCCCAAGTTCGTTAGGCCAGCTCCGGCCGCTCCAATCTCGGCTGTGTCGATGAGCGTTGCCGCGGTATCCGCCTTAACCGCTGCGATGTCGGCCGACATGTCCGCGCCCGTCGGTGTTCCGAGCGTTGCAGGTAGGGTGGTTCCTGTGTCAACCAGCACAGCCGCCGTATCTGACTTTACGGCCGCAATGTCCGCGCTCACATCGGCTGAAGGCGTGCCAAGTTTCGGCTGCATGTCGGCGGTGTCCGTCTCGATCGCATCAATGCTGGCCTGAGTGGCCGTAAGCAAGTCACCTCGCCCAAACGGCAGGATCTCATAGGTGTTTGTGGTGATTGCTTGTGTCGTCGCTGGCTCGAATGTGATCGTATCGGTTGCCGCCGTGAACCCCGTGATCAGCCTGACTTGACCGGTTGCCGTTCCACTCGTGAACCGAATCAACTGACCCTTCCAATAGTCGTTGTCGGCCTCGGTTCGAGCCGCGTCGACCATCGTCGTTGTTGAACCACTATCTGCTGTTCCTGTCGTCAATGCCGAGGGCAGGCGAAGCTGAATGTCATTCGTGTCGCTCTGGATGGCCGCTACGTCCGCAGATACATCTGCCCCCGCTGGCGTGCCCAAGCGGGTCAGAATCGAGTTCGTATCGGTGGTCAGTTCCGCCCGCGTCGGTGCGTCGTAATCGGTGAGGGCCGTATCTGCCTCAGTGTTGATCTGTCCCTTGGCCGCTGTCGAGAAGCCGCCCACATCCGTCAACCCGGCCCCTGCTGTCCCGATCTCGGCGGTATCGGCAAGGATTGCCGCCGTTTCGGCTTTAACCGCGATGATATCCGCCGCGATGTCAACACCCGCCGCGTTTGTTATGACCGCCGCCTGAATGGCATCCAACTCAGCTTGCAATGTTGTCGATGTATCGGTCTCGACCGCGTCAATACTCGCCTGAGTCGCCGCTAAAAGAGTGACTTCGCCCGACGAACTGAACCCAGCAGCCGACCCCGCGAAGAGCGCATCATAGATGGCCTCCTCTAGCACGTAGAACGTCTCAAACACGGGAAGCGCGCCCGCGACGTGAATCTGCATTTTGAGTTTACCGACGGTATTCGTATCGGTCGCGTCAAATGTGATACCGTAGAACCCGTTATCCTCGTATGCAGCGCCGCCTGAGTTCTTATTGGCGAACGACGTGGCACCTTCCTTCCAGAGCTTGATATCGGTGTTAGCGATCGTCAAACCAGTCTCGGCGGTCTTCCCGTCGTCTTCGTCAAGGAACGGCCCAATAGGCTGATGTTGCGTTGCGGTTGATTGCTTTAGATAGTTCACCGATTGCCCCATCTGCTGGCTAATGCTTGCGTACTGAACAGCGACCCCGGCGGTAACGTCGCGAAGCTCGAGCTTGTCGCCGGTGCGGACAAGCATCGAATCGCCGGTACGAACAAGTAAGAAATCAACGGCCACATTGCCTACCCCAGGCTAAGGCGTGTAAATGGTCCCATAACTCAAGACAAATTCATCCTTGTTTTTGTAATAGGTGACATCAATCGAAACCGCGTCACCCGGCGAAATTGTGAACTGGAAATCAGGCGCGCCAAACCCCCCCGGATCCACCCAGCGAATCGTCGCCGATCCCGTCGTCGCCCAGGTGTTTGACTGGCCTGTAGTGGCATGATTTAGGACGCGAATCGACCCCATCAGGGAGCCCGCAGGCTCGGTAAGAGTGATCGTTGTTGCGCCAGTCGCCGCAGCAAGAGACAGTTCGAAGATATTTGATTCGCCGAAGTCTATTGTCACGGCGTTGCTAGATAGTGTTTTTGTATTTGTCCCGAAGTGGGCGTTTTGATTGAACTCAAATTCAGTATTTGTCTGGTCGAGCGTGAACATTGTTGTCCCGTCGACCGTGTAGAGCATGTCGTTGGATGCGTTGCATATGACCGTTCCGCCAGTCCCGCTTGTTGAATTCAGAAACGTGACGGTCTCATTGTTGTCAATCTGAAGGCGTCCACCTTGGACATGCAAACGGGCTGTTCCGGTATTTGTGCCGCCTATCCCAACATTCCCAGTGCCCATATCACACGAGATAATGTTGCTCGCTCGAGACGTTCCAACGTCGTTGTACGAATGCAGGTCTACTCGCCCGCCGTTTGTGCACCACATCGCCCACTTGTCGTTAGCCGCCCCACCTGTGTCGACTATCGCAAGGTAGGCGCCGCCAGCACCCTGAACGTGCAAATACGCGTCGTTTGTCGGCTCAACAACACCCAGGTAACCGTGAGCCGTACCGCTTGTCCAGCTGGCTATTGTCTTGGGGTTGTGGGACGCGTCAGCGAACACTGCGTTGTTGTCGGTGACGTAATCGCCAACGCCAACAATATCGCCACTAGCGGAATTTAGCGTCAGGTCATTCGCCCCAGCCGACGCCATCCCGGCCGCGCCATTGAACTGTATATTGGTCCCGATCAGGTTGCCCCACGTGACCTTCTTTGACGTACCATCACCTGCGTCGGTTGTGTCGCTTACGTCGAAAACGAAAATCAAATCCGACAAATGAATATCGCCAGAACCGAGGGATAACCCAATATCTACTAGGCGCTCATCAGCCATTATGTGCCCTCAAGGTGACTGACCCGATGATTCAGATGCAACCTGTCCTCGTCGCAATCCTTGACGTGCTCAGTCACTTTCACGTCCGTCGCTTCAGCTCTCCTAACCAGCGATTGAAGCGTTGCCTTCATTGATGCCAGCAGCCAAACGATATGCACAATGCCGCTGATCAGCGCAAGTGCGAACACGCCAAACGCTATCCATTCTGCTGAGCCCATGTCTCTGCCCGATCTCTTTTAGTGTTTGCAGCAGCAGCGAGCTTGCCTGAGCTTCGCCACGTCCGCCTTTATTGTTTTGATGTCCTGCAGCGCCTTGTCGATCGTGGCGCCAACGTTGGTTCGCGGTGGCGGGTCGTCGCGCTGGGCGGTTGCGAAGTGTGCCGCGATCAGAAGCAAACAGATTGCAAATAGCGTTTCGAGTTTCATCGCTACTCCATTTCGATCCGTGGCCGTCGTGTCACATCGCGGACCGCATAGCCCACGCAATTCGAAATCACACGCTCTGAGTCCCAGCCGAGCCCCTTGCCAACGGTGTCGTTGAGTTCGTCGCCCCACTGACCCCAACTGTTCGCATAGCCGAAATACCATTTGCCGCGAGACTTCTTCGGTAGCACGCTGTAGATGCAATGCTGCTGTCGCCCATAGATCGTAGGCCAGCCGTGACACAGTGCCGAGAAGAATCCATCTGCTGTATTGATCCGCAAAATATCGGTCGCTCGGAATAGCTTCGCGGTCGGTTCCCAGTCGAGTCTGCGAAGTCGGCGCGGATTGAATCCAGTCGCCGGATAGACAAGATCGAATTCGTCCCGGTTTGCTGGGGAGTCGAGCGGCAGGGCGCCTCGGTCTGTCAGTTCAGCGATCCCGTCAGGAATCATCGCACCAGATTGGGCCGTTCGCCCTATTCGTTCATAGAGTGACATAGCGGATAGCTCCCGCCAGTCTGACCCATACTGCAACGCACCGCACACCATCGCGGCACCTACGCAAGCATTGCCAACGCACGAGCCCTCTCGACCCTGATTCAGGATCGTTCTCACCGAGGCTCGCAGTGCCGGCTCGCGGCGATTCGCCCAATCATCCCACTGCGAACGAGGTATCAAGTTCCCCGTCGCCTCGATATCTTGACAGAGCACACCAGCCGCGAATGACTCGGCATCTTGTTCGATCAGCCCGGTAGCCATACCCTCGGGAGGCGTCAGGTCGTGGTCGATAAATCGCGGATCGATCGGCATCAGTCTTTACGTTCTCGCCAGAGTTTGAGCAGTTCGAGGATTAGCTTGATCCATCCCATCAGCATGATCGGATCAATCGCCATGCCGTATTCCTCTTCCATCTCCAGACCAACGGCGGCCGCCACTTCTTTATCGGACGCGCCGGGGTTGTCTTCGATGAACTCGGTCGCCAATTGCCGAGCGAGTCGCCTTTGTTTTCGCTGTAGTCTCACCTCAACCTCGCCTGAATTCGCTTGATTAGTTCGGCCGGATCGTCAGGCACCTCGCCCGAGTCAACGACGTGATCGGAAGCGTCCACCGCGAAGAAATATGGGTACTCGCTGCCTTGCGGGACTTGTGCGAGGTACTTCTGTGATATCGGGTCCGGTTTGCCGTCCGGTGTCTCCGCGTCTGTGCTCAGGATCAGCAGCTTCGGTGTCCCGCCCCGAAATAGCTCGCTCTGCCGCAGGTCTTGTAGTGCCGCCGCCTCGGTCGCCGTGTCGTTCTCTTGGTCGCGGAGGATCAGGACGGCCGAGGGGCGACCTGGCGTAGGGTCCGGTGGATCTGGCGGCCTGGGTTTGCTCGGCTTGACCACCAATGCCGTTACCGAGGTGTCTTTGCGAAACTGAACCTGCTTCGTCGCTTCGTCGTACCTCGCTAGGAACACTTCCAGCTCAATCTCATATTCGCCGGGCGGCGCCCAAACGTGGAGCGTTCGGCCGTTGTCGGTCTCTCGGCCTTTGGCGGGTCGCTGCAAGTCCCAATCAAACATTGCGGACCAACCTTCGGGCACTGCGATATTCGCCGCGATGACTATCGGCTCGTGCTCAACGACCTCAAGACGCCCCTCAAGTGCGGCGCCTTGGAGTTTTGTGCGTGCTTCAGATGGTGGTGCCGTATTGGCCGTCGCGGCACAGAACCCGAGAAGGACCAGACCAGCGACTAGTGCGGTTCGCATCAGTCTTCGTCGCCACCGATGTCGTCAGGGATCGAGAACACATTACGCACCATCGCTGCGCCCTGCATCACAACCGGCTGGTCGGCATACTTGTCCTCAACTTTATCAATCAGATCGTCGATCAACTCCTTGACCGTCTGCGGATCGATTTGGCTCAGAACGAACCGAAGAGCTGTAGTCAGGAGTCGCAGTTTCATCTGATTTTCTCCATGATCCAAAAGAGAGAATCGCCCGGTCCCAAGAAACAAAAAAACGGCATACGCAAGGTGATGTAGCACCTACATATGCCGTCAGTTTCTTGGGCAAGCCGTATCAGCGGATCAGACCGAGCGGCGACCGGGTTGTGTTATGTTTTCAATTCTCTATTGCCAATCCCTTTAGGTCAAGCCGATTTGAGCGCCGACAGGTAGCTCTTGCCGTCGATTATCGGCACATTGATATGCAAGAACTCGCCTGATTTGTTCACGATCTGCAACCCATAACCGTGCGCGTGATGCGTTGGGCGAGCGTGCATGTAGTATTTACGCCGCTCACATAGGCAACCTGGGCACCAGGCCGATATCTCGCTGTCGTGCGTAGTCCTCGAGAACGACTGGCGCCGGTGAATGTGACCGACGACAGCGTTGCGAGCCAGGTCGTTGAGCGTCTTCTGTGTTGCGTGCATGGCGTGCGAATACCCATGCAGGAACAAGCACTTGCCGAGTTCGAGCGTGTTCCGCGTCTGGCCGCCACTCAGCGAGTCGTCGAGCGTGTGGATGTATTTGATGCCCCGCTCTTCTAGATGGAGCAGGTAACGCGGATCGAGAGATTTCAGCAGCAAACTGGCGTCGATCGAGCGGGACAGTGCCGCAGTCAGGCACCATCGCTCAACCCGTCGCTCGTGATTCCCGCAGATGTAATACGTCGCCGCATCGGGGCACGCCTTCTGCACCTCGTCGAGAAACACATTAGCCGCGGTGATGTCATCGGTGTAACTGTAATCAGCTTCCGCGACATAGCCCATCGTGTGATGTTGAGCGAGGAACCCGCCGCAGTCAACGTGATCACCCAGTAACACGACCTCGCGAACACCATACTGAACCGCATCCTGAAGCATCGCACGCACGGCCGCCTTATCAATGAATGTCCCATGTGTGTCTGGGATCACTAAACGGATATACGTCCCTCGTGGTGAAGTGGCTCGGCCTCTGGGGATCGTGAACTTCGCCCGTCTCTGCTCGGCCGCCGATTCATTCATCTGGTCGATTATCGCCAGTAGTTCAGCGTTCTTCTTCCGAAGCGACACTAACTCTTTCGAGTCTGGCTGCGCCTTTAGTCGCTTAGCCATCCGCCCGTCCCCTCGCGTTGAACCATCGCCTGAATGTCGGTTCAGTCACGTCTGGAGGAATGACACCAGCAGACCGCATCGCCCGAGATAAAGCCGACACTGACGTTAGCTTCGGATATTCGCCTCGAAGGTAAGCGTCAGACTCTGATTCAACGATCTCCTGCTCTTCCTTGGTGAGTCGAGCGAACCAGTTAGCATACCCAGTCGTCTTTGACTCGTAGTCGTCAAGTTTCTGCTTCCGTGCCATTGTCGTTGCCCTCTCGATATCCCAAGTGCCGATAGAGTATCCGTGCTAAATCGCTCGCAAACTCCGTTACGGTTTCCTCGCTTGCGTCCCAGATAGCGGCATGAGTGATCTCGTGAATTATAACCTCGAGCCGTTCTTCGTCCTTCAGGTCGGCCCGAATGCGGATCTGCTTATTCTGTCGATGCGGAGCATCAACGTCACCGCGTGCCGTCATGCCGTGACGAAACACAAGCATCCATCGCTTCCCTCGTATTGTGACGCGCCCCATGTCATCCCGTCCATGATTGAAGTGCCTAAGCGTCTTGCTTTTTAAGTTCCCGAATTAGCGTGATTAAAGCAACTGCAATCCGCGAGCGTCTCGCCTGACCGGCAAGACGAATGCGAAACGGCATTCCCTTACGATGCCTGACGAACCCCAAGAACTCGCCCACTACAACTTCACCAGTTCGCAGCGACACTTCGTAGACGTGACCGATGCGAAGATCATCGACCGGCACTGACTTCTGCTTGGGTCGCGCCGAATAGACGAAACGATACGCATCGATGTCTGGAGTTATCCACGCATTCTTATCGATTCGGATACAACTGAGCCCTTGTGATTTCAGGAAGAGTTGCGCCGGTGTGTTGAACTCAGCGACGTTGACCGCCAGTTCGCCTCGCCTATTCGGGTTCGGGTTCAGCTTGAGCTTGAGTTTATCGATCAGCATTGCCCCGAGTCCGATCCTCTGGTGATGTCTCTCAACGGCCAGGTTCAGCACTTCGATGCGTGATGGATGTAGTTCGTAGATAACAAACGCTCGCACTCTCTTATCGACTTCCACGACCATCCCGATCGTGTTTCGCTGTTGCAGGCAGTATACGAAATGCTCCTCCGACCAGGGAAACCCGAAGCACTGCCGCTCGATCTCGAGCACTTCGATCATGTCGCGACGAATCATCCATCGATAATGTCTCACGGTGCATCCTTTCGTTGGCTAGATCACGACTGCCTCGGCACATGAAACCAGCGTCGGTTGTTTTTAATTTTAGAAATCGTCTGGAACGAGACGCCGAACTGTGCCGCGATAACCTTAAGCGTTTCGCCGTTCGCCAACCTCTGCCGAATCCTCGGGATAGCAGCCTCGGTCAGTTTCGCGTTTGGATTCTCGGCGCCTCGTCTAGATAGGCTAGTCATCGGCCTCGTCCTCGTCTAATCGTGCAGACATCCATCGCATCCCCCGCGCTGCCGAGAGTATTAGCAACCCCAATGCTTCGGCCTTGTCTACGTCCATGCTGTACTCGGTTCCGTTCGACCTTCCCTCGCACGTCAGAAGGATGTGCCGACGTGGCGTTGAGTCGTCCCATCCCTCCGCGACCGTGATCGATCTTCCACATTCACCAATCGCGTATCCGTTGAAGTTGATCGAACCTGTTTCGTTGATCTCGTCGTATTCATCCTTGCTCCATGTACCCATCGCTATTTCACTCCCTGCGTTTCGTCAAACGTGATTCTCGGCGCCGCGTCTAGATAGGCTAGTCATCGTCTGGTCGCTCGATTTTTCGTTGTGTTGCAAGGCACTCCCTCTGGGAGTCAAACGCCAAATCAGACTCGATCATGCAATCATTGCAGTCGTGCGGCCGATTGCCGTGATGACAAACGCCGACTTCTCCACACTGGCGGCACCATGCATAGTCCCAGTTCAATTCAACTGGCTTGTGGCATAGATCGCAAAGCCTGGGACAACCCACATCGTTGTCATCCATCGCTATTTATCTCCTCGCGTTTCGTCGTATGTGATCGCAACCCCCAACGCTGCCCAAACATCTAGGCTGACACCGTAGAGCGGTCCTGGCTTCGACTTAGTTCCAACCTGCGGCACCTTGCCGCCGCCCGTCGCCGGATAACGGTCGATGATCGCCTGTCTGATGTTCGCGTCCTTCGCCCGCATCGAATGGCAAAGGTGCATCTTCACGTCCGCGCGGTAGATCGCCGTGAAGGGTCCGCCCCATTGCTGGATGAATCGCCCAGTCCAAACGCAGGTTGCGAATACTTCTTTGCCGACTGCCATGCCGTAGGAAGCGACATGCTCGATTGCGAGATGATCCAGGTCTTTGTGCTCGTCCATCAACTCGAACATCCGATCTAGCATCACGTCGTTGCGGACCTTATCAAACGCGATCAATTCGCCAGCGTCGTATAGGACGTAGGCCGATTCGGTTGTGCCTGGATCGATCGCGAGAATCATTATGACTCCTTCGCAAACAACGACCGCGACGCGCACGATTGGCACGTCGGTGGGACGAACCCATCATGCTTCGGATCGTTGGGTGGCGCACAACCCCATTCGGCATGATGACCGTGTTCCCTCGCGATACGCTGCAAGATGTCGATCTTCTTTGAAACATCGGGCGCGTACTGGCGAATCAACTCCCGTTCGTCGCACGGTCCGTCCTTGTCGCTACGATCGGCATAGCATCCACAGCCGCACTCTAGGCTCATGTCCAGCGTTCCAGTGAATGGATTGAGTGGAATGTCGAACGCCTTGCGGTATCGGCGCTGGTCATCAGTTGTCCAATGCAAGATCGGGGCAACCCATAGCTGATAGGGGTTGCTGATCCTGCCATCGTTTCGAATATACGATCCGCGTTGAATTTCACTCGCGTAGCCAAGCCGTCGCGTTGACTCTGCTACTCTCACGCCAGACATAAACGCGACCGGCCGAGCTGCGTCTTTGTGCTCTTTCGTCCAGCATTCCAAGACTCGTTGCTTGAGCCGCGAGAAAATCACCGTGTGCATTCCTGGGCCGGGCAGCCCCTTGTTCCTTACGAATTCCTCCATGTTGTCGCTGCGACTAGGAGAACGTCGCACTTCCTGTTTCCAGCCGAACAGTTTGCAGACTCGCCGCTGGTGTAACTTAGTCTTGAATGCCCCCGTCCGTGTGTTGATCGTGTAGACCGTTCCCGCGAACTTCGGGTGCAGGCTCGCGACATGGGCGCTACAGCCAGAGTCGTTGCCGCCCGAGTAGAGTGGAAGCATTGCGACCGCAAGGTGCTCTCCAAACGCCCGGTCGATGATCGCGTGCGACTCTGCGATCAGGTAATCCACAGACGGCGATTTCGGTCGCTCGATCTTCCATGCCCAACTCAGTAAGTCTGCTTTGGTGCCTGTAGCTTTCATCACGGGTTCCTGTCTGTGCCTTTCACTTTGCGACGATGGCCCTGGCTCACCTCCGCAATCTCAACGGCCAACCCCAACCGCGTGCCGTCCTCGCCGCGAAGCGTCACACCGCAGCCAACCTGCGTCGATCGCTTCAACTCGTCGCACTGTGACCAGTTCGCCTGATGCTTGACCGCTTCGCCTGTCTCTAGATTCCAAATCTCGTCAGGCGACGGGATGACACAATTGCAATTGAGACAGAATCGCGTCTGCGGGTCGCGAGAGAATTCACCGAACTCCCCGCCTGCGTGTGATTTGCAATCGGGGTTCGGGCATCGGTCGCGTGACTCGCAACGGATAGCTACTTGCTGCATACTCAGTAACCGCAATTCGTTACTCATCTGGTCCTCCATGATTCATGCTTTCCAGTGAATCGCACGCGAACTTCCGTTGGGACGTTCTCTTCGACCGTAAGTTGGATCCCGACGCAGTTCGTTCGTTCCTCTAGTGACAACTGGCTATCCAGCCCGACAACGCAGAGGCAATGAGTATTAAGTCTGTAAACACCGATTTGTCTCCCGATTTCTTAGTTAGAACAACGCACTCTCGTCTTTGACGACCAGACTGGGACCGTTGATCAACAACACCTCGGGCGCCGCCACCGAACCGCCTTTGTCGCGACGGCCCTGATTCACCATCGCCTTCGTCGCCTTGAGATGCCGCTTGGTCCAGCCGGCGTAGAGTTCATCCACGAGCGGATGGTCGTAATAGCTCACGATCACCCGTGTCTTTTTGAATCGGCGAAGCTGCTCAGCCATTCGCCCGTGATCTTCGGCCGCAAAGTCATGCACATACTTGGCACCCTTCGTCACGTAGGGCGGATCGCAGTAAATCACGACACCAGGCGAATCCTCGATCCGCTCAAGCAGCTCGAACACATTCGCCTGCAGGATCGTCACTTCGCGAAGCCGCCGGCGGAACTCCGGTATTGTCTGAACTACGGACGAGAATCGCTTAGCAGCGTGTCCGCCGTTCTTTGTGAATCGACGACAGAACGAGTAGCCTACTTTCGTCGTCCCCGAGTCGCCATTTCGGCCCATCCAGCAGAAAACGAAGTAGTGAAAAGCTCGCTCGATTGTCGGCTCAAACTCGCTTTCCTTGACGACCAAGGCGGATTCCCGAAACAACTCGTCCGACGTGATCATTCGGCGAAGTTGGCGGTATAGCCGCGGCCCTTCGGTCTCGTCCTTGATCACCCGGGCGAGGTTTACCAGGTCGGCGTTGAGGTCGTTTACCGTCTCCATCGAGCATTTCGGCTTCGAAAGCAGGACGGCCATTGAGCCGCACATCGGCTCCCAATACGCCGAATGCTGGCCCATTTCCTCAACGATATTCTTAGCCAGGTTTCGCTTGCTGCCGAACCATGGCGCGAGTAACCGCAATTCGTTACTCATTTAGTCCTCCATGATTCATGTATCGCCAACAACCGCCGAACCATCACCGGCTTTATTCGGTCCATGACTTTGCGGGCTGTTCGTTTGCCACCCTTCCGCATCCGTTCGATCCGCTCGTGAAGATACTCGTGGCAATCAGCACAGATAACAATCAAGTCGCCAAATCGCTCTTGTCCAATTCGGTCGTAGTCGATGTGGTGAATGTTCAAATTGTGCGACGACTGGCCGCGTGAGTCCGTGATGAATTCAGACGCCTTGAACATCGTCCCCATCGGTTTCGATCTCGGTTGCAACGTCCCGCACCATTCACAAACAAACGAGCGACCTACCCAAACAGCAGACTTTTCTCGCCATCGCTTTCGTCGCCTCCATCCGTCGCTTCTAAGATATTCCCGATGGCGTTGTGCGTTGATTTCGCGTTCTGTCTGTGCTCCACCTGCTCTTGCTTCAATTGCCGTTCGTGCTCTTGGGTTATCAACTTCGTCCTGTGCGTTTCCAGCCTCTGCCGCGCTGGGTCGTCCTTGGCTCGCCATCCGAATTCGCCCTCCGAGATTCGATACACATTGCTTTCGTTTCGTATCAGCCAATCGAGTGTCGGCTGCCAGGTGCTCCCTTCGCTGGTCGGCAGAGGCAAGCGATTGAGCGCGAGTTTGAAAGCGTTGAACCAATCAGGATCCTTGAGGCGGATCTTGAGTTTCTTGCGCCGTTCGTCCGTGAGCTTGAGTACCTTCGCCAGAGAGGGCTTGTCTTTCACAAAGTGATTCCAGCGAGAAATGAAATCTTCTGGAGTCACCCCCCTGACGGCGGCAGCCGTTTTGACAGAGTCATTGACTTGACTAGGCTTGGCTTGACTAGGCTTGGCTTGACTAGGCTTGACTAGGCTTGGTGGGAGTATCCCCTGGGGAGGTTCCCTAGGAGGCTCCTTAGGAGGCTCCTTAGGAGGCTCCCCTGGGGAAGCCTTAATAAATTGCTTTCCGTGCCGCTGAATGTTGCCTTTAACGTAGTTTGGAGCGTGCTCAGACCAATCGTGAACGACCAATCGATGCACCTCGCAAGCGTCCAGCCATCCGCTATCAATCAAGGCCGAAACCAGTTCGTCCTCGTCGCCGTCGTACTCGATTGACGCCGCGATATCTTCGTTGCTGTGGCGTCCAATATCGCCTTCTGGGGCTGAATGGGCGGTCAGCTGCCAGATCGCCTCAAGTATCCCAACGGCCTGCCAATGCGGTAGCTTCAGGCGCCGCTTGAACCGCTTGAACTTGATCTTCGATTCCGTTCCGGCTTTCATCCGTCCGTGCCTCAGTTACTGATCGATTCCTATCCACTCCATAAACTCGCCTCGCTCGATGCTTCCGCCATTGCTCGCCTCACGATGAAAGTTACGTTGTCGCGTCCCATGCTGCCCTGATTTCTGATTCTGCCTGCTGGATTCGTTTTCTCGCCGCCGCTAGTCGTCTCACTTCCCAGCCGTAGTAACTGCCGTGCCACCATAAAACGCTGCCCTGCGCAACTTCGCGCCCTAGATCTCGCAATTCGCGTTCAAGATCCAAACCGAAACGCGACCTTACAAACGCCTTCTCTCTGAGGATGTGTTCAACCGGATGTTTGCACTTCCGCCGTGATCTGATCGCTTTCTTGGAGGTGTCGAAGAGCCAACCGTGAAACCGAATGAAGAACTCTCTACCGCTAACTGACTCAAACACGGGATCGGGTTCTGGCGACACCAGCACCGCAGCCAGCACGTACACTTCCGCCTCAATGTTGTGTGGGTATCCCTCCCACGCTTTGCCATCCATGCCGTTACGCACCTTCCCCCTCCCACGCCGCGATACAACGCCTCGCATTCGACCGAACAAACGGCCCCTCGGCACCGACTACGTCTTTCAGCAAGGCATCTCGCCTCGTCCGTTACTGCCTTCGCTTTCGCTACTCACAGCCGGGCCGACCGGGGACGTAAACCGGAGTTGTCGTAACGCCTTTGTTAGCCTCAGCCATTCGGTAGCGTTACCGTTGAACCGTGTGGGCAAATTGGTCGCCCTATGTCCTCAGTCGGCCGCTCGGCGGAACATTTGCTCGACTTCCATACGATGGAAATTGAAGACCGAGCGGCCGACGAACTAAGATCTAGCTTGCATATAACCATCAATCCAGATAGAAAACTCGCGAAGCAACCGGCCACTCAGATGGTCGGTTTGGCTTGCCATCAAACGGACTTCTGTTTTTTCGTTCATAGCGTCACCGGTTCGCCTTCCGCATCGACTGGGATCACGTCCAGTGCAGCTCGTTTGCTGAGTAGGTTCTCGAGCGTGCACCAGCGAACCAGCTCGATGAGCTTGTATTCGTCGAGCACCGCAACAGCTGCGCCCTCAACCGCCGTCCTGATGCCTTGGCGCCCCTCTCGCTTGATTTGACGCCACAGCCCTTCTTTGCCTTCGACAGTGAAGACGAACGTATTCACGAATCCCTCTGTTTCGACTGCCTTAACCTCGTAAACCCTTCTCGCCTCTGCGATCATTTGTCACCTCGTAGAGTCCAACCAGAACGAGCAATTCGATCGATCGTCGCGCTCGCTTCTTGCATTGTGCAGTCAACGCCAAACCCCTGGCGCCGTAGAATCTTCGCCTGCTTCAATGTGCATTTGTTTTGCTTGATTCGGCTGACCAGCCCGTCGAGCATTTGACTAGCCTCAGAGAACGACGCGCCCGCGACTGTCTTCTCATCGACGCCAAACTTGAGTAGCGCCGCCTTCTGCCGCTGGCTAGGTGCTCGCCCCTTGTGCCATCCCGGTTCGCGTGCAGGTCGAATGTCGAAGATGTCGAACGGGTTGACCGTCTTGGTTCGGAACGATGCCTTAGCGACGACGTGCTTGCGTTTGGCCTTGGCTTCCTCTTCCTCGACCTGTCGGCGTGCTTCATCGAGAGCTGCCTCCATGTCGATCGGTGGCATGCCTTTATTGGCGTTGTCTTTCGCGATCTCCGTCGCCTTCGCAACGACACGGTCTGATTCTTTACCACCAAGGATGTCCGCCGTTGTTATCAACTTGTGTGACCCTGAGTTGCCAACGTAATCGAGCACCAGGACCGCAGGCTTGTCTGATTCGCTGATTGCGGTCCTGCGGATCGCAGGCGTGTCGAGATGGTCAATCACACCCGACAGAGTCCGCGTGCCCCTACCAACTATCTGAGCGTACAAGGCGCGGCTTGCTGTTGGCCGAGCGACGGCAACGCAGCCGATGGTTGGCTCGTCGAATCCTTCAAGGAACAATGCACAGTTGCAGAGGTATTGAAACTCGCCCCGCGCGAACCGCTCTAGCGTTTCCTTGCGGACTTCCTTGTCAGTGCCACCGTGCAACACCTCAGCCGACGACTTGCGATGCCGGTTGAAGATCTCGGCCATCGATTCTGCGTGGTCTACGCTCGCCGCAAACACGAGCGTCGGCCGCTCACCTGCAAGTTCTATCGTCGGATCAACGATCTTGTGTAGTTCGCCTTCCTGTTTGAGTACACGCATAGCGTTCGCAACGTCTTTGTCTTGCAGATCGCCATCTTTGTTCTTTCGGCAGGATGATAGGTCCAGCCCATCAACCTCAACAAACTGCTGCTCGATCGAGACCAGCCAGCCGTCCTTGATCGCGTCAGGTAGTTCGTAGTCGAACGACACATCCTGAAAGATCTGGCCGAGCGATTCTTCGTCGTGCCGATCTGGCGTTGCTGTGACGCCCAAGACCTTCGCGTCACTGCCGAAGTAGTCGAGGACGATTTGATAGCTGTTCGCGGTAGCATGGTGAGCCTCGTCGATGACGACCAGACCGAAATCGTCCTGATTGAATCGCTGCATCCGCCGAATGCGGCCTTGGATGCACTTAGGACAGCCAAGTTCTACGCCTGGATGCTCGCCTTTGTGATTCTCGAGCACCATCTGCACGCGACGTTCACACTGCGGACACGCCTTGCCGCTATTGAGCGTTTGCACGCTGGCGACGACGACAGGCGACTGGTGATAGAATGTGTTCGTGTCGGCGCGAGACGACGCCATTTCAATATCGCAGTCATAATCGTAGAACTGCTTGCCCTTGTTGGCGGCCTGATAGATCAACTCTTCCCGATGAGCGATGATCAGCACGCGGCGGCCGGTGCGTCGGTGGTATTCGTCGATCACCGTCCAGAACGTGACCGTCTTGCCGGTTCCGGTTGGCATGACGATCAGCGTTCGGTCGCTGTCTTCCCACGTCTTGACGACGTTGGCAGCGCACTTGGCCTGATAGTCTCGGATGGTCATGCTTGGGGCGATGCTCATTTGATTTCCGTCACTTGCAAGATCATTAGCAGCAATGATTGGGCTGTTGTTCATTCCGCACCTTCGGAATCGAAAACAACTCTTCTTTTGCTGGATAAATCTTTGTGATTGACTGACCATCAAGAAACGCACGCAGTGCGCGTTCAGCCTTCCAGTAGATTGCTCGTCGCGATGCTTCGCCGCCAGTTCCAGTTCGGTTGTCGTCTACTAGGTTCCGCAATCGAATAGCACCAGCATCACTTTGCCCTTCGCCAATGCCGTTGGTCAGGACAAACAAGAATTCCGTTAGCCGTTGATGGCTCTCGGTATACCAAGCCCTCACGACTGGCGTCCGCACAGCCGCCGCGCGGTATTTCTGAGAATACTGCAAACCGAATTCAATGGCTTCCTTGTGCTGGATGACCGCATCTATCACTTGTGTTGTTGTTGCCTTATTGTTTCCACCCATTTCAAGAATCATTCGGGCAATCGCAACGTGAGTGTTGGAGCATCTGTGCCCAGCCAACTGTAGCGCGTTTGCATCAGTTCTTGGTGCGTTTCGGTCGATGTGCGGCATCGCGTCATCAGCCATGTCCCTGTAGACCCACATTTTAATGGGCATGTCCGTTTCGATAATCGCGTGCAGTCGATGTTGCCCATCGAGTAACACGCCACTCGAACTAAACGCGATGCCCTGATGCGTGACTCTCCAATTTCCCGACGCCATTTCGGTTGCCCACCTCTTCACTCGCGCGGGTCGCAAATGCCGGTTGTTGTGATTGACGCTTAGATACTCCAACGCAGTCTCGGGCGTGATGTTTTCGAGTCGCCAGAATCCCGCCGCACGGCCGTTTTCTGATGGGGCAATAGAATCAAGTACTGATGTCATTTCTTCATCTCCGAAGGCGCGTTGTCGTAAACAATCCGATTGACCCAACCCCAGCCCATACACGCCTCACACGACCGAGTTTCGTGATCCACATCGCCGCCGCAGTACGGACATGGCTTATGTGGCGCCGCGAACTTGATCGCCTGACGAGCGTTCTTAATGTCCGCTTCGATCTTGCGGAAGTTGTCTTGCAGGTGACGGCCAGCGGGGCCGCCTGCCATATCCTTGACCCATGTCATGAGTGACGTGAGCTGAGTGATCTTGGATTTGAACTCGGGAGCCATTTCTATCGCGACATCAACGTCAGTGCGTTCGTCGTCGGCCTCAACCTCTTCAGCGTCGAGAGCTGCCTTGAGGTTTGGTTGATCGCCCATCTGGACCGTCTCGACAATGTCCGCCTGCGTGTCTTCGTCTCGCTCGGCCAGTCGTTCAACATCCTTGCGAGAGGCTTTGATTTCCTTCTGCTCGACCGCTTGCCGAGCCTTGGGCGCGAGTGAATCGACCGCTTCCGCATAGGCGCCATCCCGCTTGACCGTGTTCCTCGAGACGCCCGTATCCTTAGCGACAACCTCCGCCGTAGAATTAATTGGCCCACTTTGGGCTAATTTATTTGGTCGCCCAACCGTGGCCTTCTTTTTGTGGTTATAGAGCTTTCCGCGAAGGTAACTTGCGGCGTCTGGGTCAAGGTTGCGCCGACCGAGTTGGTTGTGAATGATCCAATCACAAACCTCGTTCTCGTCCGCGAAATCCAATTCCTCAACATCGAATTCGATATCGAGTTCTTGTGCAATTTCATACCGGTTGTGACCGTCGATTACCCAACCTTGCCAAACCTTGATGCGGTCGAGGATGCCACTGTCTTGGATGTTCTCTAGCAGCTGCTGTCGCTCGCCCGTTGAGAGTGGCGGGCATAGTTCCTGAAACCGCTTCTTAATCTTCAGCTTAGCTTCCATACCTGTCGCACTCCTGCGCGTCTTGGCACCATGCTTTGTGCGGCCGATTGAACGCTGCCCCGCACGAAACGCAGTTGCCATCCTCTGTTAACACGTCCTTGCCGCTGCGAATCCGAATCGCAGCGAACTCTTCGCCGAACGCTATGCCGGCACTGCCTCTGCTGCTGTCTTCCATGCTTGCCTCAACACGCCCAGAACGGCCGCTTCGGTAGACTCATCGATTCCGATGTCAGCCTTCACTCGGGCCGACATTGCCTTGATCTCGTCCTGCCCCTTGCCTTCCACATTGCGGCGGAAGGTATCGACCATTTGCCGGTCAATTGGTGGTTTTCGGGGTGCTTGGTTCTGCTGGGCGATTGCTTCGTTGACCTCGTTAGCTGTTGCATACTCTTCGCCGCCGTAGCCGCAGCTCGCCAACGCCCGACCGATCGCCGACGTTTCGCAGTTCTCAAGAGCAGATGTCTTGTTGATAGCGGACGCCCCGCGCACCTCTTCGGCGTGACCGCACCCAACAACCTCGCCCTTCGGATTCGTGATCTCACAAGCGATGCAGACCGATGTGCTATCGGCGCTAATCACCTTTGTGAGGATTCCCCAGCCGTCTTCGATTGGGCACTCACCCCGAAATTTGTTCACGCGAAAAGCGACTGTCTGATACTCCTTGCCGCGAATGTTGACGATGCCTTGAGTCATGTTCTGTCTGCTTTGCTTGTGGGTCGAATGCGAACCAGTTCTGCTCTTCGTCACGCTGGAAAGTTGAATCGTTTATTGCTCTGGCCGATGGGATCGGATTTGCTTTGTGGGCCGAGTACCGCTGTCCCGGCGTCAAACGTACTGATGTCGTCCGGGCCGGAATCGTTTGCCAAATCTTCATTCGCCCTAACCTTTCGGCTGAGAGTAGCAGCGTCGTACCAAGTGAAATCGAGATCGGGGTTGCTGGCGTAGCGTCCGAGCAATCTCAACACGTCAGCCTCGCGCCCGTCCTCGTACACAAAGACCCAATTCTCTTTGCCTTTAGCGAGTAAAATCACGTTGACTGAATCCATCGATTGCCCCTCCTTGTATGATCCCGCCACCAGCCCTGCGACAAGCCGAGCGGTGACGGGCATGCGCGTCTATCTCACGCATGTATCGTTAGGTTCATCCTTCGTTCCGTTCGATCCAGCACGCAACGGTAAGCCCAATGGCAACGCCGATTGCAATGGCCGACGACGTAAGAACTAATGGCATCCTGATTGCCTCCGAGTAAGAACCACGCAGCGGGTTGCGTTGCGACTCCGTCGCACCCGCTGCGGCGTGTGAGTCCGTTCAACGTCCTTGACTAGGCTGCCGGATGCTGCCGCATCGGCGGCAACTCGTCGCGTGCGATACGACGAAGCGGTCGCTCATTGCTTTTTCATGTTCTCTTGAGCGGTCGCGCCGCTTTTTACGAAGATGGAAATAAGTTCGTTGCACTCTTGGATGATGGCGTCAAGTTGATTGGGCGGATCGACGAGTGGTTTGCGTTGGGCGTCGATGCCCAAACGGACCTTGCCGCCGCGAATGTTTGAAACCTTGACCGTAAACACCTTGCCATCGATGACGACGCGAATTGCTTCGCCAGATTTCCTCGTCAGACTCAACATGCTAAGCCTCCTCCTCGTCGTAAAACTGAAACGCGAGTCGCGTCTTGTTATGAGTGACAGTAACCTGAGCTTTTCGACCCATCCGGTGTGCCCGCTGGTAGATCGACTGCCTTACCTGGCTCACCGTTTTATTGAATTCTCCGGGCTTAACTTCCCACCATTGACCGTTGCACCATTTCTCCCAAGGATAAATAGGCGACCGGCCGACTGGTGCCTTTCTGAGAATCTTGCCTTTGACTTCCATTCTTCATTCCTTCGCATTGCCGGTGACGTAGTCGATGATGTCCTGCCCCCTGAAATAACAATTCTGGCACACCAGGCCGGATCGAGTCCTGGCATAGTGCCGCACCTCGAACCAGTCGTCGCTCACGGCTACCATTTCCAAGGCACCAACCCTATCAATTTCGACCAGCACCATCAGTTCGCCATGCTTGACCCAAGCTGCGCGGACAGTCCCTGTGCAGTTCGCCAGGTAATCCCTCTCAGCAGCTATCGTTTTTTTGCCCTTAAACTTAATGGCCGTTCCTACTAGATCCGTTTTCATGTCGTCGGTCCTTTCTCGTTGCTATAACCACTCTTGCTCGCCGCCCCATTTTTTTCGATGTAGGCAATTAGGTCTGAGCCTTTGACGAATGCCTGCCGTCCCAAGTAAATGACGCGGAGCCCATTTCGCCGCGCGGAGCGAAAACTGGCATCCCCCCAACTCGTCACGAACTTCGCCTTTGAGAGCGTGTAGACCGTTTCGGGGCGAAGTTCGCCCGCCAAGTCGAACATCAACTCGTCGATCCGCTGGACCAAGTCTTGGGCGACCAGGTATGCGTTTTCGTAGGCGGCCTCGGCCGTCAGTTTCGGCGATTTAATCTTGCTGGCGTTCATGTGGTTTCTCCGTTGCGTCGATGTCTTATATGTAGACTTTATCGACACGCCATAACGGCGTCAACACCGGAAACTACAAAACCCAAAAAAATAAATCGCAGCAACTCGGCGGATTATTCAGAATGGGCGTGACACGTTAGGTCCAAAGCGGCCAGATTATTGTCGGGCAAGCTAGACGACCATCCCGAAGCGGCGATAAAGGCACCCCGCTAGTAGCGGCATTTTCTGACAACTCCGCAAAACTCCGCAAATGGCCAAGCGTTGGCCTCCGCACTCGCCGTAGATCGCTAATGTAGTCGGAGTTACATTTCACCGACTACGGAGAGCGATCTCATGGCGACAGCATCACAGAGCGACCACGGCGAAATACGTGGCGACGTTTTGTACTCACTGCAACGAGCGAGCCAGGTTCTCGGATGGGGG